CAGTGGGTGGGGGCGTCGAGACAGATCGGCAGCCCGTCGGGTGCTATGGCAAAAGCCCAACCGTTGCCCTTGTGCCAATAGACCACGAACTGTTCGCCTTGCTGATAGACCAGGATCTCGTCCCAGTCCTTCGGCGCCGTGCTGATCGGCCTCCATTCACCGCTCATCGCTGGCCTCCAGTTTTGACCACCAGATCCACTGCCGTGCGAACGGGTTCCAGACGGCCTGCACTTCCCCAGCCGCCACCCGTGCGGCGAGTGCTGGATCGAGGGGGTGTGGGAGGGGTGGGGTTAGGCATTGGCAAGCTCCAACAGGATATCGGCGTGGCAGGCCGCAGGGGCGCACCAGCAGACGAGGCACTTGCCGCGGATGTCAGGCAGCGCGGCCAACAGACTTGGCTGGTCGCAGACCCATCGGCGGTAGCGTGCGATGACTACATCCCGATCGTCCTTGAGCGAGATCGGGAATGGGTTGCCCCACTTGGTCGGGCGGCCGACGTAGACCGCGCCTTCGGGCACGCCGTGCACCCGCTTGTTGAGCACGCGCGGAGGGCTCGCCTCGCTCATGTCCTCTCCCTCGCCGCGGGCGCGGCCTGGACGGTGGTGGGGGTGGTCAGCATCGCGCGGTAGACGCACCGTGCGGTGATGCCGAGAATGCTGCCGCCGGCATCCGCGACTGCGGTCCGCGCCGCCGCCACCATCTCGGGCAACGGCTCCTTCGGTGCGACCGCGAACCCGGCCGCGTCCAGCCCCCGAAGGATGCGCTCTGCGGTGATTTCCCCTCGGGGATCGCCCACATCAACCAAGGTGCGTGCGATAACGAGCAGAGGCTCGTCACTCGTCTGCTGGTCGCTCACCCGCCCCTCCTCGCCCGCTGCCGGGCGTTCAGCGTTTCGTTGGAGGACAGCCACGCGGCCTGCATCGCGGCGGCCACGTCGCGCGTGGCGACAAGGTCGTGGTGGTGGAAGTCTGTGCGGCCCTCTGCCCAGAGGTGGGAGGACAGCGCGTCGCCGATCTTCAGATAGTCGTCCTCGGCCTCCTTCTGCTCTGCGTAGATGGCGGACGGCAGGTCCAGGGCTTCGGTCACTCGGTCCTCGGCCAGCGTCGTCCCGAGGAAGCGCGGTGGCATCATCGCGTTCATCTCACCGCCCCTCCGTGCCGCGCTGCGTGTCGGGCTGCGACAGGTGGCGGCGGAGGGCCTGCCCTGCGTCAGTCAGGCGCCACGTCCATCGGCCCGTCCGCTTCGTGGCGCCATGATCATAGGCGTAGGCGAGGCCCATTGCCTTGAGCTTGCGCCACGCCTCAATCTTCGTCCCGTAGCGCGCGCCGCCTTTCTCCAGGCACCACTTCTCCGCGCGCGAAAGGTTCTTCGCCACCTCCTCCGCCCCGCTCACCGCCCGCCTCCCGTCTGCTCGTCGCGGGCGGCGCTGGGGGCGAGGGCGGCGCGGATCATCGGCAAGGTGTTGTGTGCGGGGTCCGGCGTGCCGTCGTCCGGCATGCGAATGAAGCCCATCTCGATCCCATTGGCGATGAACTGCTCGGCCGCTTTCAACGCCTCCCGCAACCGCTCCACCTCCTCCCCGCCGCGCGTCTGGACGGGCTCCTTCAGCAACGCCTGGTTATCCAGATACGCTTGGTAGACGCGCCGCAGCCCGTCAGTCGGCTCCGTGTTCAACCCCTCCCCCTCGCCGGGCGCGGCAGGGCGGGGGGCGGTGACTGGAAATGGCAGGCCGTGGAGCCGTGCCACTTCGGCCGCAAGGGTGTGCAGGCCCCAAGCATCAACCCACACATCATGCTCGCCGGGTGTGGCATCCTTGAGTGCCGTCTCGGCCCACCTCAGCGCGATCTCCGCAAAACCACGATGATCCACGCCCTCGCCCGCCGGTTTGTCGGCGTCGTGCTCAGACATGGGCGGCCTCCCCCACCCGCGCCTTGATCACGTCCCGCGCCAGGTTGGCGACGCGCAGAAGGTCCAGCGCCTGCATCACGTCGCCACGCAGGAGCGCGGCGGGCACTAGGCGAGGAACGAGCGCGTCGATCGCCGCGATGATCTCGCCGGCGGACAGCAGGAGGGTTCGCTGCTCGGGGGTGAAGGCCTTGATGGGGGTGCACATGATGGTCATGCTTGCGGCTCCCAGGTAAGCAGGACAGTGGAGACGCTGGTCCCACTCTCTTTGAACGAGCTGTCGGGTAGTGGCTCGATGCGGCCACCCTGCGCCAAGACGGTCTCGCGGAAGTCACGCGCCAGAGTGTCCTGCCGGAAGGCCACACCCGCCGCCATCACCGACACCAGCCGGCCCCCAGGGCGGAGAAACATCGCGGCATGCTGGACGTGCCGAATGTCCGCTTGGCGAGCAAACGGCGGGTTCATCACCACGCGATCATAGGTCGGCGCAGGGGACATGGTCAGGAAGTCCCCCTGATCGACACGCCCGAAGCCACGGCCGATGAGATTGGGCACCAACCTGTTGTCGTGCTCCACGACGTCCACGGAGGCACCGCGCAGCAGGGCGGCAAGGGCAAGGTTTCCGGAACCAGCGCTTGGCTCCAGGACCTGCATCCCCTCGCGGATCTCGGCCAACTCTATCACGCGAGCCACGACGGCCGGCGGTGAAAAGAACTGCCCCAGCACTTGCTTCGCGCTGGTCGCAGCAGTGACAGTGCCTGTCAGCAGAATGGGATCAATGGCCTCCGCCGCTTCGATTGCAAAGAGGTGCGCTTTGGCCTTGCGCTCCCACTTGCCTCCTGCTGCCTCGATGACCTTGGCCACCTGGGCGTAGAGTGCTCGGTCCATTTGCCCCTGCAGAAGCAGGCGATTACCGTCCACCGTGGCCGACGACAGCGCAGCGAGCACGGGCTCTGCGATTTGACGAGTGGCGCTCATACCCGAGCCCCTCCAATCTTCTCCAGGATCGCGTCCACGAGCCGCACGTCCGCCTGCGACTGCGCCTCTGCGCCGAACGTCCGCGCACACGCCAGCCACGCCGCCTTCTGTGCGTAGTACTGCGCGCTGCCCGGCGGGTGATCGCGGTCCCAGCCCGCGCGCCGATACCAGGCGTGGAAGGCCGCGGCCTCGCGTTCCACGTCGTAGGGGGTGGGAGGGTTCATGCGGCTTCTCCCTGCGGCTCGCCATCTTGGGCAGGCTCCATCCGGGCCAGCGCCTCAGCCACAGCGTCGTTCACGTCGGACGCCAGCTCAGGCCGCTTCTCGCCCAGCCAGGCGCGCTGCTTGATGACTGTCTCGTCCGAGGTGATTGCCTCCAGCGCGGCGATGCTGTCCGCCTCCTCGACCCGCTTGATCAGGTCCTGGGCAACGCCGGCCGCCTTGTCCTGCTTCTGCTCCACCTCTAGTGGCTTGACCTCGAAAGCCTTCTTGCTCCCCTTCTTCTCCGTCAGCGCCATGACCAGCTTGCCGTCGAGGTGGCTCATGTGGCTGATGCGGATGCCACCCACCTCCAGTCCGCCGAAGCGCACACCTTCGCTGCGGTAGAGGGTCATGCTTCGGCCGGCGTAGGTGCTCGCGTCCGGGCCCCAGGCCTTAACCAGCACGCGGCGCATAGAGAGGCCAGGCTTGTAGGGCTTGCCCTTGTCGCCCTTGAAGTGGATGGCGACGGGCTGCTCGGAGCCGGGATTGATGGTGACCTCGGTCACCTCGATGGTCAGCGTCCGGCCGATCAGATCGTCCGCGTTGAGCTGATCGCTCTTGGGGACGATGGTGGCGAGCATGTTCATACGAACATCTCCTGTTCGATCTTGCGTTCCGTTGGGATAAGGCGGTTTGGCGCGTAGCCGACGACATCGCCGTACTGCTTGCGGAGGGCGGCGATCTGCCGCTCGAACTCAGTCGCCGCGCCGATGATGGCCTCCTGCACGGCAGGGATGGCGTGGCACCGGATCGTCACCATGGGCAGCCCGCCCGAGTAGCTGATGAAGTCGAGCCAGGACCGCTCCGACACCAGCAGACCGGTCTGAACCTGGAGTAGGTATTCAGGGGGAACGGTGCACTCCTCCACGTTCTGAAGGATCGTCTGCACCTGGAACTTCTGCCGTCGAGACTTGCACTCAATCAGGCCGTCGTCGCCCACGAGACCGTCCGGCGAGTAGCCGATCGGGAAGCCCCATCGGTCGTTGACGATGAAGCCCATCTCCTGCACCGGAGCGAAGTGCTCGGCGTAGAGGATGCGGGCCTCAACCTCGTCCATCTGCCCGCGGAGCATGTCGTCGCTGACATAGTGCGGCTCGACATAGCCCGTGATGCGCTGGGCCAGCAGTTCCCAGAGGTGGCTGCGCGACTTGTCATTGTCGGCCCAGCGGAGGGTCGGCGTCAGGATCAGCTTCATTTCCGAAGCTGTGAGCAAGCCGCAGCGGGCCTGCAGCCACTCGTCAGAGCCCTGCACAAGGTCGCGGTGGTAGGTGATGCCCATCACGCAGCCTCCCTCTGTTCAGCATGGAAGGGGCGGCAGAGCTCGACCACGGAGCAGCACTGATCCACGTCGAACATGCCGATGTGACACTTCTTCGGCGGTACCCCCATCGCCTGGGAGAGCCATGCGTAGCCCTGACCACGCGCCTTGCCGTAGGGAATGCCGTCGCGCTGGGCCTTGGCCTTCCACAGGCGGTCGAAGGCGGCGTGAGCGGACTGCTTCGCCTTGCGGAGCTCGGCGTCGGCAAGCCGCCCAAGAGGCTTGGTGGTGCCGCGGTGGCAGCCGACCCAGGCATCGCAGGGGACGCACATCCACAGCTTCTTGCCGGCGAGGTCGGGGCGGTGCGGATAGACGCGCACGGCGTCCACCTTTTCCGCCCGCTCCTGGCAGTAGTCGCAGATGACGTGGCGGCGCTTCTTGCTCACGAGAACGCCCCCATCGCCCAGCCACACACAACCAGCGCCACCCCCACTACCACCCGGCACGCAGCCGGCGACGTCGCGATGTGCAGCAGCGCCGCACGCAGCTCCGCGCGCTCACGGCGGCGGACAAGGGCCGGGTCCTTCCACGAGGGGAGGGGGGTGGGGGTGCGCTTCGGCTCGCGCGGCTCGGGATGCGCGGTTGCTTGGGCCAGCTGTTCACTGATGGTGGGGAAGGGGCTCATCACAGCCCACTCCGCAGGTGCTCAAGTTCACCAATGAGCCGGTGCACGGTGTCATGGACCGCTTCGGCAGGGCGCTTCTCCCGAAGGACGAAATCCCGGTCGCTGAGGCGCACGTTCAGCGTCCCTCGGCTGCGATCCGCCTTCGGGGTCCGCATCGCCAGCAGGGCGCGCTCAACGCGCTCTACGGGGACGTCCAGATATTCGGCGATCGCCGCGGGCGAGGAACCCGCCTTCCGCAGCAACCGCGCGTCGGCGATCTGCTCTTTCGTCAGGGAGATCTCAGGACGCAGCGCCGCGGTGCGCGGGCTCATGTCGCCGCAGTTCGGTGCGGGCGGGTGGGAGTGCGGGGGCATTAGGAGAGTACCTCCGCCCGGGCGAGGACTGAGCGGATCGTCGCCTGCCGCTCACGCACTCGTTTGAGCGTCGGCACGATCACCCGCGCCTGGACTTCGAACTTCAGCATCTCGCGCAGTTCGGAGAACACCAGCTCGAACAGGTAGAGGTCGCCGAGAGTGTTGCGGTTCTCCGCGCGCTGGAGTGGCGCCGAGACGATCAGGGCTGCGTCCGCTTCGGTGTTCACGCCATTGACGACGCAGATCAGGTTCGCGTTGCCGTCGGCGTGGGCGGGGCCACTGATGGTGATGAGGGCGTTACGCCGCTCGTATGCCCAAGGCTGCGGGGTGATTGGCACGGCCTGGCTCCATCACACCTTCCGCGCCTACCGATGTGGTAGGCGTCCGTGCGTGATGAAGGAAACGTCCCACAACGGATTGTGGGACGCAAGCGGATAGATCACACATTTCCCACAAACTTGTTCCGTGGGCGGGAACGCGCTGGTTAGCGGCTAGATGCCCAGCACCTCTTCCCATTCGAGAATGCGGAATATCTCCCAGACATCGGCCTTCTCGATGCTGATTTCCGCCCGCGGGTTATACTGGGAGAGGTGGACCCACCCGTTATCCTGGCTGTTGTACCGCTTGAGCAGGGCGCGCGGGTTCTGGCCTTTGCCCTTTTCCGTCAGCACGACCACGTGGCAGCCCGCCGATAAAGGGCGGCGCGCGGCGTAGACAAGCTGGCCGGCATTCCGCCACGGCGACATGCTGTCCCCCTCGACCCGGACCGCGAAAACGCTGCGGTCGTGCCGGATGCCTGGCGGCCTGGGGGCGTAGTCCAGCGGTCCGTCCGACATGTTCACATCAAACCAACCGTCGGGGCCGCCCTGTGCCGTGCCATAGATTGGGACGTCTTCCGGGCCGACTTGGCGCTGCAGGTCGCCCAGGGGCGGGGCATCCGGAGCAGGCTTGGCATTAGTCGGCGGCGCCGGAGCCGGTGCCAAGGGTGCCGTCTCCGGTGATCCGATCAGGTACTCCAGGCTGACACCCAGCTCTTGGGCGATCGCCTTGAGGGTGGACGCCTTCGGGCTCACCGATCGGCCATCCAGTATGTCGCGAACAGCCGTAGGTCCCAGGCCCGCCTTCTCGGCGAGCGGTCGGGGCTTCATCCCCTTGGCTTCCAGCGCGCGCTTCAGCCGCTCCTGGAGGGGTGTGGGTTCCTGTCCTGGCATAGCCTGGACAAATCCCACAAACTTTTCCTCAGGGCATGCGCGATCTATCGCTTGCATTTGTGGGAAGCATCCCGCATCATCACACAATGCTGACGCCCGAAGACCTCTGCGAGCGCATTGAGCGGCATCTGGCCGAGACCGGCACCAAGCCGTCCGCCTTTGGCCGCCAGGTCGCCAACGATCCTCACTTGGTGCGCGACTTGAAGGAAGGGCGTGAGCCCCGCCGTAAGACCGTCGAGCGGATCATGGCCGCACTGTCGGAGCCGGCCGAGGCCTCGGCCTGATGCTTCACCTCCACGCCCTCGGCCTTCTGGCCGGTCTCTTCGCCCTCCTCCTGGGAGCCCGATAGATGAGCGCCACTCTCTGTGCATGCGCGTTCCCGCAGCCGCCGAACCAGAGCGGCGCGACGTTCCCTGACGAGATCGGGGACCCGCTCGGCCCCGCTGCTGGCGCAATCAACCTCGTTATGATGATCGGGTTGGCGGTGCTGGTTGTGGTGCTCGTCCGCGACGTGCTCCGGCTGGTGGCCTGATCTATGAGCCAGTCCCAGCTTCAGCAGGACGGCGATAACGGCGTCGCGAACGTGGATGGGGTTGTCTCGGCCACCGCCCTCCGCCGGCAGCGCATTCTCGGTCTCTACGCCAAGGGCAAGGGGCCTACGGAGATTGCCCGCCTCCTCGGGCTCTCCGTCGCTGTTGTGGAGAAAGACGTTGCCCGCATGCGCAAAGCCGGGATCGAGGTGCCGTCCCGCCAGGCCAATTTCCACCGCCAAGGTTCGTCCGCCGCCGAAGAGGTGTTGCGGCTTTTCCGAGATGGGAAGAGTTCCGGCCAGATCGCACGGATCCGTGGCGTCAGCCCTACCTCCATTCGGGCCATCCTGAAGCGGGCTCGCGACAGGGGGCTCATCCCGCCCGCCGCCAAATCGACTGCCGATCTCGGTATCCCGCGCGGCGCTGCAAACCCACATTACCGGCGTGGGCTGAAGCGCGGCATGGGCCAGGCCGCTGCAGTCTCCTATGCCAAGCGGTGCGAGGCGGGAGAGATTATCCCCGTCCAGACCATGCGCGTCCGACGAGCGAAGTCGGATCCCAAGCCTGTCGCGGCCCCCGTTGTCATCGAAGAGCCTGTCCGCAACATGGCTGGTCGCGTCCGCTGCCTCGGCCACTGCGGCGGGTTCTTCAACAGCCCGCACCGGATCAACATCCGCCGGTGCGATCGCTGTAAGCGCGCCTCCGCCAACATTCTTGCGGACGTGGGGTAAGCCATGCCCCCTCGCAACGAGCACCCCGTTGCCGTCGCCCTCGCGCCCCTGGCGCTTGGCGGCGCGGGTCGCCTCCCCCTGATGCGCAGCGAGGGCCTGCGCGGGAGCTTCATTTCTACGGGCGCCGAGATCCACGCGCTCAAGCAGGATCGGGGAGAGCGCCAACTCCCCCCGGTCAATACCTGCGAACTGCTGAGTGAACCTGTCGTCGTCCATGGGTCACACCATGGAGCAGACGATGCCCGCGAAGTTGGAGAAGTCGTCCAAAGGAATGGATGGCATGGATAGCGTCATCAGCAGCCGCGAGATGCTGCGCGAGATGGTCCTCGCGGACCGCGCGCAGCTCGGGCTCGATCATGCACTGGAGCGCGTTGCCCGCGCCTGCGTCGTGTCGGCCCGGCGGGCCCGCGCGATCTGGCACGGGGAGCCGAAGCGCCTCTGGGCCGACGAGGAACGTCGCATTGCTGCCGCCTACGAGGCGCGCATGCACCAAGAAATGCAGCAACTGGAGGCACGTCGCGCGCTGGTTCGGGCGCGTCTCGATGCACTGAAAGGAAGCCATGAGGGCTCTATGGCAGCGGTTCGCGGCATGGCGCGAGAGAACGTGGACTGCGCGCAGTGAACACGCTCTCACCAAAGCAGAGCATTGGGCCCGCCTTCGTCTCTGGTGGTGGCGGTAGCGTGGCGACCTTTGTTCGTATTGTGTTCATTGCTCGGGCGGAGGAATAGCATAGGGATGCTGATCCGCCCGCCCTTCGAAGTGCAGCAGCGAGCCTGGGAGGCCGCGCATGTGCTGCGTGCTGACTTCGCGGACCAGCTTCTGATCGAAGATCGCGTGCGGATCGAAGAGGTCTATCTGGTCGGCCCTGAGCGGCTCGGCTGGGTCGACGTACATCTGATGCTCCGCTGCGCGCGCCAGACGATCGGTGAGCGCGTATGACCGTGGCTCTCCGCGATTACCAGGCCAACGCGGTGCAGGCGGTTCGCGACGCGTACCGCGGCGGCGCCCGCGCTGTCCTGCTGGTTCTGCCCACGGGCGGCGGCAAAACCGTGGTGTTCAGCCACGTCACTGGCACGACTGCTGAGCGCGGCCGCAGGGTCGTCATTCTGGCTCACCGGGTCGAGCTCATTCGGCAGGCATCCAACAAGCTCACCGATGCAGGCGTTCGACACGGGATCATAGCGCCGAACTTCACGCCCACGCCCCGGGATCTCGTGCAGGTCGCTTCGGTGCAGACCCTGGCGCGGCGGCTTGAAGATCCGCGCTACGCCCCGCCGGACTTGATCGTCATCGACGAGGCCCACCACTCCGTGGCCGGCCAGTGGGCCAAGGTCACCGCCGCCTATCCGAAGGCGCGCCTGCTCGGCGTCACCGCAACGCCCGAGCGCCTCGACGGCCGCGGCTTGGGAACGATCGCCGGCGGCGTGTTCGATGCCATGGTCGAGGGCCCGAGCGTCGGCGACCTCACGAAGATGGGCTTCCTCTCGCCGGCTCGGGTATTCGCCCCGGCGGACGGCCCCGACCTGTCCGGTGTCCGCACCAGGGGAGGGGACTACGACGCCGCAGCCCTGGCCGGCGCCATGGGCGGCATGCGCGTCGTCGGGGATGCGGTCGAGCACTACGCGAGGCACTGCCCTGGGCAACCCGCGATCCTATTCAGCCCGTCCGTGGCCCATGCGGAGACCATGGCCGAGGCCTTCCGTTCCGCTGGCTGGCGGGCTGTTGCCGCGTCGGGCGCGTCATCCCCCGCCGAGCGGGACACCGCGATCAAGGGGCTCGGCACGGGCGCCGTGCAGGTTCTCTGCTCTTGCGATCTGATTTCCGAGGGCCTGGACGTGCCCGCCGTCGGTGCCGTGATCCTGATGCGACCCACGAAATCCCTCGGCCTCTACCTGCAGCAGGTTGGCCGCGGCCTTCGCCCCGCCCCTGGCAAGGACCATCTGACGGTGCTGGACCATGCCGGCAACACCCTGGCGCACGGCCTCATCGCCGACGCGCGGGAATGGTCTCTGGAGGGCAGGAAGAAGCGCCCGGCCAATCCTGGCATCCGCCAATGCAAGCAGTGCCTCGCCATCTTCTCGGGCCCGAAGTGCACCGAGTGCGGCTGGTCGACGCCAGCCGGGACCGGCACCCCGCGCGAGATCGAGCACGTCGCTGGAGAGCTCCAGGAGATCGCCACGGGCCCCGTCACCGTAGACATGGCCCGCCTGAACCATCTCCGGACCGCCAAGCTGTCCGATCTAATCGTGCAGGCCGCTGGCCGCGCGAAGGATCTGCACGAGATCGCCAAGGCTCGCGGCTTCAAGCGTGGTTGGGCATGGCACCAGCAGGAGCGCTGGAGGGCAGCACACGCTCCAGCTCGCTCTGTGCCCGCCCCAGCGCCGCTGGAGAACAGCTTCCAACCGCCTGCAGTCACGCAGGGCGAGGACTTCTCCGCGATCGACCGCTGGATGCAGGGGGCCGCATGACCGAAGCCGAAATCCAAACGGCCATCATGCGGGACCTCGGCCGAGGCGAGACGCGGATCTTCCGCAACTCGGTCGGCCAAGGCTGGACCGGGGAGGCCAAGCACATCGCCGGCGGCGCAGTGTTGATCAGCAACGCCCGGCCGGTTCGGTTCGGCTTGATGGACGGCAGCCACGATTTGATCGGCTGGCGCAGCGTGGTCATTACCCCCGAGATGGTCGGCGAACGCTTCGCCCGGTTCCTCTCGGTCGAGGTGAAGTCCGCCACCGGACGGCCGCGCCCCGGACAGGTCGTGTGGGCGGAGAACCTCCGCCAGGCCGGCGCCCTCGTGGGGATCGCCCGCAGCGTTGCGCAGGCCCGGCTGATCGCCGGTTTGCCAGTCGAGGTGCCGGCATGAGCCTCCCTATGCATGACTTCGACGGGCTGAACCGCGCAGCCCTCGCTGCCTGCCCGGACCTGCTGCTGCGGCTCCTGCCGGGCGGCCGCCGCTTCGGACACGAGTTCAAGGCGGGAAGCCTCGCGGGGGAGAAGGGCGACAGCCTCTCCATCAATCTGCACACCGGGCGTTGGGCGGACTTCGCGACAGGTGAGACCGGCGGCGACCTGATCGACCTGCTGGCGAAGAAAGACCGGCTGAGCCTGGGCGAGGCGCGGCGAGCCCTAGCCGAGATGGTCGGTCTGGGTGACGACGCACCCGTCCGCCCAGCCGCGGAGGTGATCCATCTGCCGCCGCGAGAGCCCGAGTGGGTGGCAATGATGCCCGCGCCCCCGGAGGCACCCGAGCCCCCGTCGACCCACCCTAAGTTCGGGCAGCCCGAGCACGTCGCCAGAGTGCTCAACCAAGCCGGCGAGCTGATGCACCTGATCATGCGGTTTCCGCCGGCAGGCGACCGCGACCGGAAGATGATCGCGCCCCTGACCTATGGGACGCTGGTGCTGAGGGGTAAGCAGGTCACCGGCTGGCACTGGAAGGCGCCGCCGCCCTCGCGGCCGCTGTACGGCCTTCCGCTGCAGGACGACGCCCCGGTGCTGGTGGTGGAGGGCGAGGTGAAGCGCGACGCCGCGGCGCGCCTGCTGCCGGGGTGGTCCGTGGTGTCCTGGCCGGGCGGCGCGCAGGCGATCGGCAAGGCTGACTGGAGCCCCCTCCGCGGCCGCGAGGTCGTCATGTGGCCGGATGCGGATCAGCCCGGCGCTGAGGCGGCCGCCGCGGTGGTGAACGTGCTGCGCGGCATTGCTGCCGAGGTACGCGCGGTCACTCCGCCCGAAGGTAAGGAGGGCGGCTGGGACCTGGCGGACGCCGAGCGCGAAGGGTGGACCAGCAGTGACGTGCTCAACCACATCGCTCCGCTCGATCCAGACGAGCGCGACGAGCCGCACGAGGATCCGCGCGACGAAGAGGACAGCATGCCCTTCCGCTGCCTCGGGCATGATCGGGGGCTCTACTATTTCCTTCCCCAGGGCGCAGGGCAGGTCGTCGCGCTCAGTGCCCGTGATTGCCACAACGACGCATCCCTGGCCGTGCTTGCCCCGCGTCGCTGGTGGGAGGGGGCCTACCCCGGCCGCACTACCTTCGACCTGAAGGCCGCGGGCGACGCCTTGATCCAATCATGTCACCGGGTGGGGATATTTGACCCCGACCGGCAGCGCGGCCGCGGCGTCTGGCTCGATGATGGGCGGACCGTTGTGCACCTCGGGGACCGCCTTCTGTGTGACGGGGAAGAGTTCCCGCCGGCCGCTTTCCGGTCCCGCTTCGTCTATGAGGCAGCGCGGCCGCTCAACGCGGTGCCTACCGAGCCGCTCACCGATCGCGAGGCTGCCGGCCTTCTGCGGCTCTGCTGCGAGGTCGCCTGGGATCAGCCGGAGCGTGACGGCCGCCTGGTCGCCGGCTGGGCCGTGGCCGCGATGATCTGCGGCGCTCTCCCCTGGCGGCCGCACCTCTGGGTCGTCTCAGAGAGCGGCAAGGGCAAGTCTTGGGTAGAGGACAATATCCTCCGTCCGCTCTTGGGCGACCTGGCGCTCCGAGTGCAGGGGAAGACCACCGAACCGGCCATCCGCCGCGCGCTGCGGATTGATGCCCGCCCGGTCCTATTCGATGAGGCGGAGACCCAGAACCGCCAGGACGCCGAGCGCATGCAACAGGTCATTGACCTGTCGCGCGCTGCCTCTGCAGAGAACGGCGCCGATATTCTGAAGGCAGATATGGGGAAGGGGAGCGGCGTGGTCCGCTACTCCATCCGGAGCTGCTTCTATTTCTCGGCGATCAACCTCGCGATCTCCCAGGCCGCCGACGAAAGCCGCGCCATCGTCGCCACGCTCACTCTGCCCGAGGATAAGGAGCTCGCGGCCGCGCAGTTCGCCTCGCTGAAGGCCGTGCATGCTGAGGTGATGGTACCCGGCTTCGGCAATCGCCTGCTTGCGCGGTGCCTGGGTCTGGTGCCGACCATCCGCCACAATGCCGAAGTTCTGGCCTCTGCGATCGCCCGGAACGGCGTGTCCCGCCGAACCGGCGACACCCTCGGCGTGGTGCTGGCCTGCGCCTACAGCCTCACCAGCACCGCACGCCTTGATGCGGACAGTGCGGCCGCATTCCTCGGCGCCCGGTCCTGGGTCGGGAGCGCGGCGAAGGAGCGGGAAAACGACCCGGAGTGGAAGCGAGCCCTGATGCGGCTCATGCAGTACGAGCTGCGCTTCACTTCAGGCAATGGACGCCCCGAGGTGGCGACGATCGCCGAACTCGTGAGCGCCTGCCGAGCAATGGATCCGGAGCGCGGCGTGCCCGCCGAGACTGCCGATCTGGTGCTTCGCCGGCATGGCATCCGGCTCATGGAAGGCGGGCTCCGGATATTCGGGCACAGCGAGCTCGCTAAGCGCGCCTTCGCAGAGACGAGCTGGGCAGGGGGATGGGCGGCGACGCTCGCGCGCGCACCTGGCGCCCGGCGAAACGTGAACACCCGCTACGTCGAGATGATTGGGGGGAAGAGCGTGGTCATTCCGCTTGACGCCATCTCTGGGAGCGCCACATGATGCAGGCGAATTGCAGAGCGTTTTCAAGCTCTTGCCCGTTACCGCCGAACCGCAGCGGTAACACCGAGGTAACGGAAAAGGCCTTTAAGAACAAGGCTGTTACCCCGTTACCGCCGTTACCCCAAAACCGGAGGCTCACACACGTATGCGCATATGCACGCGCGTATGAGTGCTCTCTCTCTTCTCTTTCTTATTCTTCTAGTAACAGAGGTAACAAGGTAACGGACGGCCAAAATCAAAGGGTTAGGCCGTTACCTCGCGTTACCCCTTCGGGCTCGGCGGGTAACGCACCCCATGGCTGACCCCACCCCCACCGACCTCGGCCGCCGTAGCGCCGACCTGGACATGGCCGCGGAGGCCGATCGGTTCCTGATGTGGATGGAGCAGTCGGAGAAGGCGCAGGCCGAGACGGGCGTCGCTGTCCCTCCCGAGGCCGCGGAAGAGATCGCAGGCCGGAGGAAGCGGTTCGAGCAACTGCGGGACGTGCTGGCGAAGGGAGGCGGGCGGTGAGCGCCAGTGAGCACGGAAGCGCCGGCTCCACGCTGGACGAGTGGCTGGCAGAGGAGGGGATCGTTCTTGACATAACCACCCCGGCAAAGCCCGCGGTTCGCGAGGTGGGCCAGACAAACCCTGTCGTGGCGGCGGTTCAAGCGCTTGCGGTCGAGTTGGAGGCGCTTCGCGCCGAGCGGGACGACTACCGCGCCCGCTGGCTGCGGCAGGTCGATGCGAACGACAGGCTGCGCGCCCGTCTCGCGCACGACGCGGAACGCACCGAAGCCCTGGAGGCTATGGGCCGTGAGTGACCCCCAATCCCCCCTCGCGACCGCCGCCGTGTCCCTGTGCGCCTACGTCCTGCAGCAGCAGGTCATCCACAACGCGCCGAAGGAAGTGCCGCAGGTGCTGGCGGTGCTGGACGCGGTGAGGGGGGAGGGAAGGGAATGAAGACCGTGCTGGGCGTCGTGACCCTCTGGCTCTGCCTAGACGCCGTGAAGGCGGTCTATGGGCTCTGGCCGTCCCTTTTCGTCGCAGCCGTCCTGTTCGCGGCCTGCGTGGTGTTGGACCGGAGGCTTTCCCAATGACCGCCCCACCACGATCCGCGTCCCCGAGTGGACCCTGATGCTGGGCGACCTCCGGACCCCGCGCGACCTCCTCCACACCCGCGAGACCGTCGACTGGTGGGCGAGGGTGGGCGCGACGGCGAATGACAATCGAGGGGGGCTGCAGTGAAGGCACATGAAGGCAAGGGAGCCTATGGCATGAGCAAGCGTCACCTCGCGCTGTCTCCGGCGGCCCTGTGGCCTTCCGAGAGGGCGGTCGTTTTGCGGAAGCGAGCGCTGAAGGAGGCGCGCACTCCACCGGATCTGGGGCCGGAGGTGCGGGACGGCGAGGGCAAGCTGGTAGGCGCCAGCAGCCACCGGCCTGTGGAAACGACCGAGATCGAGTTGCCGCCTGCACCCGGTTCCCGGGCTCGTGGCAAGGCGGTCGCGCGCCGGTACACGGTCGAGTGCGTGCTGGATGCGTACAACGCCCGCGGCCAGCTGGTGGACCGGCTCTGGCGGGCGGGGATGAAGTTCCGCGGCGACTACCTTCGGGCGACGGGCCGGCCGCGCGTCACGGCCGACTATGGGCAGAGGATCGGCAAGGGGCATGCGGCCGATGCCATTGAGGCCAAGTCCGACGCGCAGAAGCGCTACGATGAGGCGCTCGGGGTTCTGCCGCTCAGCATGCGCGGCGTGGTGATCGGTGTGTGCGGCGAGAACGAGTGGGCTGCGGAGCGGATGAGGCTGCTGCACCAGGCGCTTGAGGTTTTGGCGGCGCATTACCGGGTCGACGTGACCTACTGCCGAAAAGGGGGTTGACGTGCCGTGGGGGTTATTCCTACATTCTCGCTAATTCGTGGATTTGCGCCCGGGGCCTTGCGGCTGCCGGGCATTTTGCATTCAGAGCGGGCCGATGATTAGCATCAGCGCCGACGTCCGGCAGGTCTCCCGTAGCCTGACCACCCTCCAGCAGAAGCAAGTGCCCTTCGCGACTGCCCGGGCACTGAACGAGACCGCCTATGCCGCTGCCTCTGCCGTTACCAAGCAGCTTCCGTCCATCTTCGATCGGCCAACCCCCTTCACCCGCAATGCCATTGCTGTGCAGGCCGCCAACAAACGGACACTGACGGCGAGGGTGTTCGTGAAGGACAAGCAGGCCGAGTACCTGGAGACGCAGGAGACAGGCGGGCAGGGGCGTCCACGGAAGACGGCGTTCGTAGTGCCCAAGGCGATCGGCACCAACCAGTACGGCAACATCCCGCGCGGCGCTCTGCAGCGTGCCAAGAACCGCAAGGGCGTGTTCGTCGGCACAGTTGGCGGGGTGGGCGGCTTCTTCTATCGGCCGCCGCTCAAGCCGGGGCAGACGAAGGCGGATCAGAAGCGGGTCGTGATGCTGACGCGCTTCGTGCGCACGGCGTCGTACACGGCACGGTTTGGGTTCAAGGCTAGGGTGACCACCATCGCGAGGCGGGTGGCCCCTGTGGCCTTTAGGCAGGCTCTTGCGAAGGCGCTGGCGACGGCGAGGGGCTGACCCCGAAAACGTGACATTTCCGACACACCTGCGCACAGCGCATGGCGCGGCCCCTTCCTACCCCCCCCCTGGCATGGGTCCCTCTAGCC